TTCATCTCTGCCTCTCGGCTATCTTGCCCTCTAGGGGTACGCACTTGCTCTGAATCAGCTTTAGCTTCTTCTGCAATTTTCTTATCTTCTGCCATTTAGTTCTCCTTTAATAGTTGATTGGCATACTGCTCTGGCGTAATGCCAAGTTGGCGTGCTAGTCTAACTTGTGCTGCCGTGAGCTGTACTTTGCGAGGTGTTTTACCAGTTGTCCTCGATACTGGTGCGACTACTGTCGATGCTTGTCTGTCCACTTGGGGTTGTGCTGGAACTTCCGTTTCTACAACAGCTTCTTGCTGGACTCCAAAAAATTCTGGAAATTGATTTCTCATTCCTTTGTCTATTTCATCATACGCTTGTTTTGACCCAATAGGAATGCCTTGTGATCTAATTTGTGATTCAAGGAATAAAGCATATTGAGACATACTTTGATGTTGTGGGGAATCTCCCATAAACCAAGGATTGTTATTTGACCACTCTTCCATAAGAGGATCAATCTGTGGCTTTTCTTCTACTTGAGGTTGAGCCACTGGTTGTTCTTGTGTTTGCGTTACTGGTTGCTGTGCAATATGTTGTGCAACTCTTTGAGCATACTGTGAAGCATTTTGTTTTGCTATTTGTGCTTGTGTTAAAAGCTGTGTAGCTTGTGCAATCTTTTCAGCATCACCTTCATCTTGTGCAACTTTTAATTGTTGTTGTGCTGAATACTCAGCCCATTGTGCACCTTGTAATGCTGTCTTATTAAGTTCTTGTGAACCTAAATCAACTTGCTTTTGCAATCTAGCATTTTCATCCATAAGAGTTTTAAGTCTAGCAACTGCTTCATTCTTTTCTTTAGCTGATGCTTCTTTAGCTCTACGTTCTTCATGGAACTCATACTTTAACTGATTGATTCTTTTGCCAGCTCTTTCACTGTAATCAGTTATTTCTTTATCTAAATCTTCGTCAGTTAAAACTACTTCTTCTGTTTTAACCTCTGGTTCTTTAGCTACCTTTACATCTTCTGGATCAGGTAGATTAGATTCTTCTTCTAAGACTTCTACTTCAACATCTTCTTTAGGTGTAACTAAGTCATGTTTAACACCAAAGAAACTATCTGTAGTAATCTCTTCGTTTTCTTGGTTTAAAGCTTCTTCACTCATTGTGCTCTATTAACTCCTTTAGGATCGTCAACTACAGCTTCAACAGTATCGTCATTGATAATTCTAAACTCTTCACCAAATATAGTTACCCTTGTGCCAGAATAAGGTCTGAATATAACCCAGTCATTTTCTTTACACCAAGGTCCAGTAGGAAATCTTGATTCGCTTTTGTAAGCATCAGGTCCCATCTTTACAACTAAGCCACATATAGTTGCTACTTCTTCTTGTTTACGAGTAGACTCAGCACGAATAATACCGCCCTCTGTCTTCTCTTCTACTTTTGGAATTGCAATTAAAAGTCTGTAGCCTTTTGGTTCAGGAAGTTTCTTAAGAATATCTTTATCTGTATTAGCCATATTAACTCTAGTTATTAGTCATTTTTTCTTTCCAATCTAACATCTCACGTTCCGCAAGTGCTAGACCTTCAATGACACCACAGAGTCTTTGATACGAAGCAAAGTCTTTACAACCACCACCCGCTATTTGATCGGCATGGTCATTCATTATTGTTCGTATTCTGCTTCCTAAATATTCAGAAAGTGATTGCTCTTTGATATCATTTATCATTCTTATTGATATCTTCGGCTATTTTAATACCTATGTCAATACCTTTTCTGTAATCTTCATGAGCCTGCTTGCTCTTTGCTAGCCCTTCATCTAGCAGATCGCTAGCAATCTTTTGACCTATAGCAGCACCAGCCATTTCAGACTGTGCACTAATTCTTAATCTTTCTGTTTGTTCTTTGGCTTGAGCTTTCTGTGCATCAAGGTTTAACTTAGCTGCATCAATCTGTGCTTTGTTTTGAACCTGTGCTTCTTTAATAGATAGCTCTCTATCTTTTTGTTGCAGTATTGGGTCTTGCATTTGTTGCTGTATTCTTTCTTGTTCAGCATTAACTTCTGCTTTAGATTTAAGAATCTCACTAGCTTGTGCAACAAGTCCAGATAATCTCTTCTCAATATCTGCTGGTAAAGGTTCTCCCATTGGAGGTAACTCAATACCCATTTCTTCTTCAATTTGTTTTCTGTATTTAAGAGATAGATGTTCTGTAACGTATCCCATACCTGCTGCTTGTATTGTTGGAGCATTAGGACTTTGCTGTACTAACTGTACTATCTCTGGATTTGTATTAGCAGACATAACTGTTTGTATGTGTGCATCGTGATCTTGATAAGGGAAAGCTTTAACAGGCTTACCATTAATAATGTTTTGTACCGCAGTAACTGGATCAACTGGTTTGATATCATCTTCTACTGGTACTATCTCGTCAGCATCTTTAATGCCCAACACCTCAAGCATTTGTCTATGAAGTTCAGGCAAGTTATACATTTGAGGAGCTGATTGAGCTAACTGCATTGCAGCTTGATACTGCATAATCCTTTGAGCCATAGTTGCTGCATTAGGATCAGACACTGGTAGTACGTCTACTCTTTCATCAAAATCTTCTTTCTTAATAAACTCTTCTTCTGAATCAGCATAAGGATATGCTGGGTCAGTAAAGTCTTTTACGATATCTACTAGGATATCAAACTCTCTTCTCATAGAAGCGTGTAGTCTTGCTTGGACTGCACTCATAACTTTCATGTTTCTTTCTATAAGAGCTAGCGTAGTTCCTACAGGAGCTTGGTTGTTCATATCAGATATCTTCATATCATTGATACTTGCAAACCTTCTTCCTTCTTCTACGATAGTGCCAAGAAGTTGATACAGGGTGCCGCTTGGTTCTTTATATGGAAGAAAGGTGATGTTATCTTTAATTGCTCCGCCAGGTACATCAACGTCTCTGAACTCTCCAGGCATGATAGGGGTGTCATCCCCTTTGATTCTAAGACCTCTGGCTTTCAAACCTCCAGGCAAATTTGAGAGTGTCCCTGCATCAACTAACTGTCTTAGGATACTTGTAGCTGATTTGCTCAAGCCTCCTATTAAATGTATAAGTCCAAAACCATAGAAACCTATTCCTGGTAAATATTGGTAATGAACAAAATGATTTCTCTTTTCTTTTCTAGCATCATTCTCTAAGTAGTTTCTTCTAATACTTAGGATAACTCCAGATGGATAATCTATTGTAACTATATAAGGTAAAGCAATACCTGTTGCTTCTCCATTAGCTTCATCTTCAAATCCTGGTAGATCAAGATTAACTTGCATCTCTAAGATAGTATGCCTGTTATCGTAAGCATAGCTATCTTGTTCACCAGTCATTTCATTGTACTTTTCTACTATATCGCTAGCAGATGGTTTAGAGTCTGGTATATTAACATCTCTATAGTAACCACTTACTTGCATTTTACGAAGATCATTGTTGCTCTTCTTCATAACATGAGTTGCTCTTTCGCAAGTCTCTAAGTCAGCAGCACCATAGTTTACAACCATATCTTCTGCTGGAACAAAGTGTCCACATGGTCTTTCTAAACTAGGATCGTAATAAACTTTTCTAAATGCAGAACCAGCTAGGGGTAAATGAAACAAGAGTTTCTCAGTCTCAGTTCTGTATTCTTTCATTTCATAAGTTAATAGATAGTTTAAATAATCTTTAACTCTTTCTGCTTGTTTGGTTTTATCTTCGGTTATCTTACCGACTATCTGTGTTCTTACTGGTCCCTTAGCTGGGAATATCTCTGAGATAGCTTGAGATTGAAACTTAATTACTGCTTCTGAAAGCATAGGGTGGAATACTCCACAGGCTCCATCCCAAGGTTGTGTTCTTTCTTCTACCTTTAATCCTAGTTGGTCTAAACCTTTAGTATAACTTTCTTCCCATTCTTTACGGGAATCTTTGTCAGCATCAAAAGCAGAACATAAATCTGAACCTATGCTTTGTAATATATCTTCGTCAATATACTCAGCAAGGTTTTCATAGAAACCTGCATACGCACTTTGCTTTTCTGATTGAGGATCAAAATCAATAATCATACCTCCATCCTCAGTCTCAACTGAAACTGAGTCTGGGTTTTCTATTGTAACTTCTAACCCTTGCTCTTCCCCTGCTTCAACAGTTCCGTCAATAGGTATATCTCTATCTATAGCCAAAATTTCTCCTAGTAATAATTAGCAGTTCTATTATGCTCTAATGGTTCATCTTCTTCATCAGAGTGTATTGGAATAAATCCGCCTTGTCTAAATCTTAACAGAGCTTGCGTACTGCTATCAACTAAATCGTCATGTTCCGTGTTAGGGAATCCAGCAAACTGCTCAACTACTTCTTCTGCCCATCTTGTGTCGGGAGCCCAGACTACGCCTGATGCAAATAAATCTGAGACTGCGTTTACTCTTGATATCTTATCGTTTCCTCTGCTTGGTGTATATTCTTGTACAGGAATGCCCATAGCCCTAAGTTCAAATATTAACGGCATACCTGCTGCTTTTGCTTCTACTATAAAAGCATCTGGTTTTCTTTCCTGATACATCTGCATAGCTCTTTTCTTCAACTCAGGAAACTCTAGTCTTTCTTGATAGGCATCTAGTAATATTACATTCGGTGCTAGATATCCATCATCTCCTTCTCTATAGAATACACCCCAGGTAGTACAGGCACTAAAGTCTGCACGATTGTTTTTCATAAAGGCTGTATCCCATGACTGGATAATAAACTCACAATCTGGAGGATGTCTGTCGTTCCAAACATTCCACCATTCTCTTTTAACTATGGCACCTTCTTCTGAGGTTGGGTCTTGTTGATACTGAGCCATCCACTTACTTGTAGGCAGTTCAGCTTTCAAAGCTTCTAGTTCTTCTAACTTCCAGAAAGCTTCCCATAAAGGTTTACCAGACGGCATGATGGCAGGAAGTTCAATTACTTCCCACTCATCAGAACCACCACGTTTGATAGATGCGTCTATTACTTGTCCTGTCAAATCCTTTTGGTTCCATCTAGTCATAACAACTACTATGGCTCCTTTAGGTTGCAGACGTTGACGAGGACCAGACGTATACCATTCAAACGTCTTGTTGAATACTGCTGGGTCAGCACTGGCACCTTCTTGTTCTGAATGGGGATCATCAATAATAAGGAGATCAGCACCTTTACCTGTTACAGCACCACCAACACCGATAGCGAAGTATTCTCCGCCTTTGTTCGTATTCCATCTTCCCGCAGCTTTGCTATCTGATTGCAAGCTTACATCAGGAAACACTTCTTTGAAGTCATCTCCGTTAACAAGGTTTCTTACTTTCCTACCAAAACCTACTGCAAGTTCTGCGGTATGAGCTGTTTGTATAATCTTTTTCTCTGGATACTTACCTAAAAACCACGCAGGCAATAGATAAGATGCAAACTCCGACTTGGTATGACGAGGTGGCATATTAATAATAAGTCTTTTCAACTCACCTCTAGCAACTTTCTCAAAAGCTTCCGCCATTATCTTGTGGTGTGGTCCTTCAATAAACGCACTCCACTGATTCTTTATAAACTTCATAAAAGAATCCTGGCACTCCTCTCTCTTCTTTGAAGCTAAGAGTTCGTTAACCAATGGAAGTAAATCTTTTTTCTCCTCTGGAGTGAGAGAGTTTAGTTTTGATACAGTTGTCGGCTTCATATTTCTTTATTTCTCTATCTAAGTTATATCTATATCTATCCCTTCTAGGTATCACCTAGCTAGGTATTACCTAAGTTAGATATAATCTAGTCATAGAAATATGAATATTTTACCATATTGAACCTATTCACAAGTAAAGTCAACAGATATTATATAAAATATTCTAGCCTATCTATGGGACCCAGACTGTATCTAAACGAATCCTATATATCTATGCTAGCAAAAAGCTAGAAATAAAACAACAAGGGGGTACCCTTATGAAAATCATAGTATTGTTTGTGCAAATCACTATGTATGTATGTCAGTCGGGACTCCTATACCATATATGGGGGGTGGGTCTACCTTTATTTTTCTGTTTGGGGTTTCTCTTATGGGGTGGGTTCTAGTTACTTTGATAGTAACTGATTGATCTTCTCTTCAAGTTCTTTTTCTACGTCTTCACTGGTTCTTGTTTCTTTAGTCTCTTGCACATCAGTAAACATAGCCACGGATTTACCTAGCAGTTCTAATGCTCTTATCTTGCTACTGGCTTGTATATCCTCTTCAGCTAATGAATAAAGCTTTTTTAATACATAGTCTTTAGTCCGTAGGGTAGAAGCTAGTAAACGCTTCTCTTTAGCTTTCAATCCCTCTCTTATGCTTAGGGATATCTTAGGGTTTTGCATTAACCTCGTACATTCTACGTTAGCCCATTTGGGTACGTTGCCTTTATCGTCCAGTTCCACGTTATAGACATGCATGTAGCAAGCTATTTGAGAGTCATATTTATCAGACAAAATAGCATCAACAAAACGTCTTTGCTTCATGGTTAGATTATCGTCTTTTACTACCCTAATAGTCATGGCTCAAAGATAGCAAAAATCAAGCGTACAGATAAGATTAGCTAATGATGTTTTATTTGATATGAAATGCTAGCTGAGTTATACTTAACTCAAGCAACATATTAACAATTTTATAGGAGGTAAATATGAAAGCTTTAAACAACGTAAATAAAACTAATAACTCACAACCAGTGGCTGATAAGCGATTGATTAGACTGGAGAAACTAAAGCGAGATTTAAAACTTGCTATGGAATCTGAAAGAACTCAATCTAGCTTTATAACAAGCGGGGAAATTTGGGCGAAGATTCGCGATATTGAACTGGATATTGCTAAGGATAGAATTCACTTTAGGATGACTGGAAGTAATAAACATTACTATGCTAACAAGCTATCCCAGTTCGCTAAACTTTATGAGGGTAAAACTTATGGAAGTTTTAGCGGTGCAAGGACTATCAAGAGAGTTCAATTTACTAAACATGCTATTGAATTGGTTTGGGAGTCCAGTGCGGTATCTGACTTCAAGAGATTCGAGAATCAGCAACAGCTTATGAACTTTGTTGACGGCTATGTTCAAGCAGTAAATAACCACGATAAAGAAAAGTTTTTTAGAGTATGAGGAATCTGACGAGTAGTGCTGAAATGCCACGAAACACGGGGAGAACATCTCCGTGTTATTCCGATTGGGAAATATTTATATTGACCAGTCAATACTTAAACATTTTTACATTTATAGGAGGAAAATATGTTTAAACCTAGTGAAACTAAAAACGTTGTTGCCCACGTATTAAAGGGCGGAAATGTGCCAATGCTTCTAGGAGGTGTTGGAATAGGAAAGTCTTCTATCGTGAAAGCGGTAGCGGATGAATTAGCCAATGGTAAGGAAGTCAAGCAAGGCGAGACGAATCCCAAAAAGGGAGAGTTTGGTTTTGTTGATTTCAGATTGGCTCTTTATGAAACGATTGATCTTAACGGATTGCCATACGTTGATAACGGAGAACAAAAGAAAGCTTTCTTAGGTAACTTACCTAAAGGCGGAAGCGGTCTTTTATTCTTTGATGAATTCGCACAAGCACCCGCATCAATCCAAAAGGTAATAGGACAACTCTTAGACCCTAAAGGAAAAGACGATGCGAGACGTTTAGGCGAGTACGAATTACCTAAAGGTTGGAATGTAGTGCTAGCGGGTAATAGACACACTGATAGAAGCGGAGCAAATAAGCTTCTTGCTCATGCGGTGGGTAGGATAACAATTATCAACGTTGAACATGATGTTGAGGACTGGACTGACTGGGCGATGAATAACGGGGTATCAAGTGACGTTATCGCTTACATTCAGAACTCTCCCCAGTCTCTATGGAGATTCGATGCTAAAGATAATAATCCGCAACCTAGCCCTAGATCGTGGGTTAGATTGTCTGACACTTACAAAACGAATCCGCCTAGCTTCTTACAGCAAAGAATGTTTGAGGGAGACGTTGGAGAAGTGGAAGCGATTGAGTTTTCTACATTCTTAAGACTCAAGGATAGATTACCTAATCTAAAAGATATCGTTACTGGAAAAGATGTTGATGTCTTAGAGGATGTTGGACTGTCTTATTTATCAAGTGTTGCCCTTATGGAAGTAGTAAGTAAAGCCAGTGATAAAGATAGAATTTTCTACTTTGAAAATGCTTTAGCATGGATTGAGAAAATGCCGTCTCCCGAGTTTGCAATATTCTTTGCTCGTGGAATGGTTAAGAAATACAACGAACTTACAAACACGAAAAAGTTTAGCGAGTTCAAAGTAAGACACAGTGATTTGGAGGTGTAAGGATTATGAGTAATACATTACAAGAAACTGCAACTCTAGTTAGACTTACAGCGAAACACTGGAGTGGTATCAAGGTTGATGAAAAGTTAACTGATAACCTAGCATCAACTCATGGTGTAACCAATTCAGAAGCGGTTAAGGTATCTAAGAAAATACTGGGTAAAGATTGCAACAAGTATTTTAGAAGAATCTTAAACCAATTCAGAAATGAGTGGTTCTATCCAATGACTACTGCATGGAGTGACACGACAACTGAG